CTTTGAAATGGTTGTTTGCTGCGATCGTTGCAGCGAACGTGTACTTCCAAAATCGTTATGCGGTTCTTATGTCATTAATAATGATGTGGTCCTTAACTATGATTTTGTGGTCCCATTACAGGAGTCGAATTCGAATCCTGAAAGATGAATATACGAGACGTCGTGATGCAGTACCTGCCTACAAGAAAGAATGGATGGAGAGCAATGCGGTCAAGGGAACCTTAGCTGTTATAGCCACAGGTCTCCTTGTTAAATTATTGATCGAATGGAACAAGAAACGCATTGAGGACAACTTGAAAGCACAAGGTTCCTCTGGCCCTTTGAGTGTAGATAGTCTTGAACACTCTCCAGGCTGGTTTGGATCCTTGTTAAAGTTCTCTGGATTCCGCGCTAAAGCAGCAGGTGACACTTCAGGTGTGTTTGCTGATGATATGGTCCAAGCTTTCAAGAAAAACAATTTGTTTTACGCAAAGTATATATTTGCCGATGGACGTTCTACGCACACAAATATATATTTCCCCCGGAAAAATATTGCATTGATTCCTTACCATGTATATTTTCCGCAAGCCATGATAACAAATGAAAAACCAAATATGGATATTATTGTTACTGTTTACCGTCATGAGAAAGAATCAGGAGGAATACATGAATTTAGGTGTGATGAAACAACAAGTTATGTGATCCCAGAGTTGGACATGGTGATGTTGTACACACCCAAGTGCCCTGATTATAAAGACCGATCTAAGTGGTTAGTTAAAGACAAACCTACTGGAAATGGTCAATGTTATTTCTCTTGTCGTAAAGGCAGTGAACATAAACAAGAGAGAGTTTATGTGAATTTCAAAGAAGAATGTCATTCCAATTGGAATAAGACATTTTGGGGTGGCAGGTATGCCACTTGTATAGCCGAGCCCGGTTCTTGCATGGGCTTAGTGACTACAGATTCTAAAGAACCCTCTATTGTGGGATTCCATATAGCAGGAAATGCAACTACAGGAGCAATGCAGACTCTAACATATGATGTGTATGAGAAAGCATTGAAGGAATTGTCCAATCTGCCCGGAGTAATGCTATCAGCCAATTCAGGTGAAATTCCTGAGGAACAATATGGTTTACCAGTCATTGTTTCTCCAGAAGTTCACCCGAAAGCTATGGCAGCTAGTCTCCCTCCTCATGCCAGTGCTATTGTACTAGGAAGCACGAAGAGACGAACTGTGCAGAGATCTGTTGTTGAAAAATCCATTCTCAGTGACAAGGTAGCAGAACACTTTGGTGTACCCAACAAATGGGGACCTCCAAAGTTGAAGCCCAATTGGGAGGCATATAATAAGAACCTGGAACATATTATAAATCCAGGCAAAATGTTTGTGCCTCGTAAGTTGGAACGTGCCCGTCGAGATTGGGTAGACCCCCTGAAAGTTTTGATGAAGGAATTTACGTTGAAAAATGAAGTTCGACCATTGACAATGAAAGAAGCAATTCTTGGCATTGATGGTATGAGATTTATTGACGCTATTCCTATGTTAACTAGTATGGGGTTCCCTGTGTTTGGCCCGAAAAATAAGTGGTTTGAAGAAGTGAGAGAAGGAGAGAAACTCCTTGATCGTGTTCCTCATGAAAAGATCTTGGAGGAGTGTGAACGTATGCGACAGTGCTGGCTAAGAGGTGAAAGAGCTTATCCTGTCACTACAGCGACACTCAAAGA